TTTTTTACTCCGTTAGTTGTTTGAAGCAACGTACCAACTTCAACTCTCTGGTCAAAAAGCAGCTTATAACCTGCTTGTAGGATGTGAATATTTTGGTTTGGATCAGTGGAACTTAGTTCTAAACTAAATTTTAAAAATCTTGTTGTAAAAATACCACTAGCAAAAGGCACAGCAGTATTAAAACTACTGTCTGAATTTTGTTTTGTCTGCACTAATATTTTACAATTTACAAAATCTGCACTAGGACCACTAAAATTACCATCTTTTGCGTAATTTTTCCAAGTAACACCATCTGGGGGGCCAGTAATTAGTTGTGTAATGTTTGAATTTGCAATAACACCTACTGTTGTCAGTATTCTCTCTACTGATACATTAAAATCTCTACCTAAATCAACCTCATTGGCAAAGAAATACTTTCCAGTGGAGTTTGTATTAATTAAGGCTAACTCATTTGTATTAATAACTTCAACACCAGTATTATCATTATTTGTACTATTAAAGTTGTTATTTTGTTCTCCATGAGTTTTAGCTATTTGCTTCGGTATGCTATCTGGCTTCGTAATTATTATTTTGGTTGCATTTTTACTAAATCTTCCACCATCATCTGCAAACTTTAATAAATATGTTCCTGTAAAAGCAGGAACAACAACTTCAGTACTAGCACCAGAGATCGCATCAATTAAATTGGCTGAATCATTCCAAGTTGCTGCAAGAGCGTTGTCTAAAGGAACAGTTTTACTGTTGTGCTTTATATAAACAAAACCACCATGTATTACATCAAGAGAAGTTGATCTATTCCACCTTAATCTAATATTTTTATCATCTACAGGCTCAAATGTTAACCCCGATACGTTTTCTGGTATTTCTGATAAACCAGCAGCATCAAATGTAGTTCTTACGAAACTACTTGACATAGTTCCCAAAGCATTAAAGGTATAAATTCTGAACTCGTATTTTCCTTGTTGACTATTTTCTATAGTAAAGTCAGGTCTGAAAACAATTTGAGTAGTAAAGTTACCGTTATTGAGCCTGTACTGAACTTGATATTGTGTTACACCTCTAACTGTAGGCCAAGATATAGTTAAAAAGTTAACTGCTTTATTCCTAACAACAACTATCCTTTCATCTACTGTTGGGGTAGCTGGTAGCAGTGGTGGGTCATTTATTACAGATATTTTTCTTGGTGGCAATGCGGTGCCATCTTCGATATTTGCATATTTACCATCATTATATTTAATTGCAGTAATCGCATAGTTAATATCATCTTGTTCTTCTATAGTTATAACTCTAAATTTTTGAGGTTTTAAATTTGTACTTTCAGCGATCCAGACAG